AGATAAAGAATTTATTGGAGTCAATATGTTAGAATGGAATGATGATGTAAGAGGTCATTTGAATGACCCTGAAGTTGATAGAATATTAAGGAGGATTCAACAGCTATGAGTAAAACATTTGATGAACTAAAAGCAGAATTGCTACAAATTAAAGAAGAGCTTGAAATGAAAGACATAATTAAAAAGCTCGATAAGCGTAAAAAACAAGTCAAGGAAGAATTGAAATTGCATAAAAAGCTGACTAAGTCAGTTAAGAAAGCTGGTAAACAAATGCCAGGCTCTCTCGATTTTAATTCACCTGAAAATATGTATCATTCAGATAAAGATGTATCTCGATATCTGGAAGATACTTCATATATGGATGCGTATAATGCGTCAAAATTAGACGAGGAGTGGAACTAATGAAAGCAGTATTAAATAGAGATGACTATAGAACTTTTACTCAAAAGGTGCAAGTTCTAGAAAGCAAAGGATATGATTTACCTCACATGGTAGAGCATAGTAAAAATGGCGACACATTTACAGTTACGATTCAAGGCAATCATGATGTAAGTGTTTTAGATGGATTGACTGATGAGGACTAGTAAACAAATAATAGATTCTCTTACAGCAGTAAGAGATAGAGCTCAAGATACAGACTTTAAAATGTTATGGGAACAAAAAAGAATTCAATACATTAAAAGTATAACGCCTAACGTACCAGCAGGTGGAGATTTGCTGAATGGTTGGCCTGAAGATGGAGAACCTGATTATGACACAGTATGAAGATAGAGTAGAATACCAAAGACTAAAACTCAAAGCTGAAGCATGGGCAAATGGAGTTAAATGTATACATGCTCATAGTTTAAGTTCTTTGTGGTATGATGATAGACCACAAGATACAGCTGATGGTCAAAAAGTTGTTGATAGAGAATTCAATAATGGTAGAGTTGAAAGGACTTTAGAAAATGGACAAGTCTTTATATTTACTAAGTATGAATTAAAAGGCGATGACCTTATCAGTGCATACACTCAAAATAATTAAAAATAATCCTTTACATTTACAAAAGAGTATGATATAATATACATTATGAAACAGAATAAAAAAAGACGTCCAGTGAGTACGCTAACTCACACAACAAGAGAAGTAGCTTTAGATTTTTTAAGATGGAGAGAAGAACAAAAACAAAAATCAATGATAGGTCATAACGGAGGTCCAAAGTAATGGGTGCAACAAATTTTTATATGGGTTCACTTAGATATGGACCAACCGGAAAGAAAAGAAAAAATCA